CTTACTTTAGTCCAGAATTTGTGGTTACATTAAAAATAAATGATATCAATGATAAAGTAGATGTTCCTATTGTTTTAAATGGAGTAAACACCATAGAGGAATATGAAGGTGAATTTGAAAGTCGAAGAAATATAACCTCTACTTTAGAGTTCACTGCCAAAACATATGTTTATGGTCCTGTCAAGACTGCGAAACAAATTCTTACATCTGAAATTGATATCTTTGGAGATAGTTCAAACTTTAACGGAGCAGTAACAGACGCCCACACTCTTCGTGTTGGTATAACAGGTGTATTATTATGAAACCTAAAAAAACAGTAGACGAGAAATTATCAGAATCTTTAGACACAACATTTGAATCGAAAGAAAAGAAAGTAACCAAAGGAAGAAAGGTTACTGAGATTCAGGTGGATGCAGTTGATAGCGAGAAAGATTATTGGTTGGTTCGTAAGAACATGAAAGAGTTGATTTCTACGGGTGAAGAAGCAATTGAAGGTATTCTAAAAGTTGCCACCGAAGGTGACTCTCCCCGTGCATATGAAGTGGCAGCACAGATGATTAAAACTGTTGCAGAAGCAAACAAGGACTTAATGGACTTACATAAGAAGATGAAAGACATTAATAAAGAAGAAACAAACATCAACAACACCACAAACAACGCACTCTACATCGGCTCAACCAGTGAACTTCAAGATTTAATCAATCAATCTCGAAGTGCCAAAAAGGCATTAAGTAATGATGTTATCGATGCAGAGGTAGTGGAAGATGACGGATAAAAAGGCAGGATATCTAGGAAATCCGAATCTCAAACCTGCGGGTGTTGAGGTTGAGTTCACGAAAGAACAGGTCAAAGAGTATATCAAATGCGCTCAGGACCCTCAGTACTTCATAGAAAAATATATTAAAGTAGTTTCTTTGGACGAGGGACTTGTTCCTTTTGAAATGTATGATTATCAACAGGACATGATTGATACCATACACAACAATCGTTTCGTGATTGCCAAACTTCCTCGTCAGAGTGGTAAGTCCACAACTGTGATTTCATATATTCTTCATTATGTTCTATTCAATCAGAGTATGAGTGTTGCAGTTCTTGCAAACAAACAATCCACAGCAAAGGATATTCTGAGTCGGTTGCAACTTGCATATGAGTATCTTCCATTGTGGCTTCAACAGGGTATTGTAGAATGGAACAAGGGAAGTATTAAACTAGAAAATGGTTCTAAGATTCTTGCTTCGTCCACATCTGCTTCCGCAGTTCGTGGTGGTTCTTATAACATGCTGTTCCTTGATGAATTTGCTCACGTTCCTACAAATATTGCTGAAGAGTTCTTTAGTTCTGTTTATCCCACAATTACTTCTGGACAAAGTACTAAGGTTTTGATGGTATCTACACCAAATGGTCTGAACATGTATTATCATTATTGGAGAGGTGCTACAAAGAAGGAAGGTGAGCAAGGAAAAAATGAATACATTCCTATTGAAGTTCATTGGAGTCAAGTTCCTGCATATCCGGGTGGTCCGCTTCGTGATGATAAGTGGAAAAAAGAAACAATTGCAAATACAAGTGAACAACAATTTCAAACAGAGTTCGAGTGTGACTTCGTTGGTTCCAGTGCTACTTTAATATCATCTAGTAAACTTCATGCATTGTCTTGGGTGAAACCTATTACTCGAAATGATGATGGGTTGTGGATATATGAAGAACCAAAAGAAGACCGCACTTATTACATCACAGTGGATACTGCAAGGGGTCAAGGATTGGATTATAGTGCATTCACTGTTATTGATGCAACAGAGATGCCTTATAGATTGGTTGCTAGGTATAGAAATAATATTGTATCTCCGATGGTTTATCCCACTGTCATTTCGACAGTCGCAAAACAGTTTAATAATGCATATGTTTTAGTAGAAATAAATGATATTGGTGGGCAGGTTGCTGATGTGCTTCATCAAGATTTAGAATATGATAATATTCTTATGTGTTCTCATATGGGAAGAAAAGGTCAAGTTGTAACAACTGGGTTTGGTGGAAAAGGAACATCTCATATGGGTGTCCGAACATCTGCTGTTGTGAAAAAACTTGGGTGTTCTGTTCTCAAAAGTCTTATTGAAGAAGATAAATTAATAATTGAAGATTTGGATACAGTAAATGAACTTACTACATTTATTGCAAAGAAAAATTCTTACGAAGCAGATGATGGATATAATGATGACTTGGTAATGTCATTGGTTCTTTTTGCATGGCTAACCCGACAAGATTATTTCAAAACAATGACGGATATTGATGTTAGAACTGAAATTTATGAAGAAGAAATTGAAAAATTAGAAGAAAATATGGCACCTTTTGGATTTATTCATGATGATACCGAAGATGGTGGAGACTGGGACGGTGAGGACAGGTGGTTTCCTTTTTGAGCCATTATGGTAAAAACTCAAAAACTATAAATATGAACGACAAGAACTATGGTTTTTTGAATAAAAAATACCGATATTAAATTAGAAACATCTTCCAAGGAGATTTAAGGATGGCCAGACCTAATGTAACAGTAGTAATTGATGATCAAAGTTATGTAATTCCGAACACCGAATCCGGTTCGATTGTTCGCGGTGGTATGGTTTCAACAGAAGGACTACTTCTTGCTCTGGGCTTTACAGCAGAGAGACAAAGAGGAGTCATGGAAATTCAAGGCATTCAAGACTGGATGCAAAGACTAACCGCAACAGACCCAACAGGAAACGGAAATAGTGCTGACTTTTATAAGGGAAGTGGTAGTGGCTTTAATGGTGCTACTACTTTCCATACCGATCACTATGTTGGTGGTACTGGTTCTCGATATCCACAAGGACCTACTGGAGCATGGAAAAACGAGTGGTACGCCGCACATAACTTCCTACAATATGGTGGTGTTCTTGTTGTTGGTGCTACAGGTTCTTTAGAAAATACATCTGATGGACAAACAACTCTGCAAAATAAAGCAATTCCAATTGATGTTATTTTTGCAGCCACTGGTGATGCGGGAGTCGCATCAACTGTAGCAACAACAAGAGGAGACTGTGTTGCAGTTGTTGCAGACAATCATGTGGGTTCTAAGGTTGATAGTAATACTGCTGTCAGCGGATCATCCAGTAACGAATTCACAATCTGTGTGTTTGGTGCAAAGAAACATCTTGATGTAACAAGAGGTGTTGGTGGTGCAGCGTCTAATGTTAATTATATCACAACAAACTGTGCCGCAGATGTCGCAGGTTGTATTGCAAGAAATGATAAACTTGCTGATCCTTGGATTTCACCAGCAGGTTTCCGTCGAGGACAAATTCTTGATGTTGTAAGTCTTGTACACAACCCATCAGATGCTGATATGGACGCACTTTATGATTCAGGTATCAACCCAGTTGTTACCTTCCCCGGAGAAGGAACAGTTCTCTTCGGAGACAAGACTCTTGCAGATGGAACAAGCACTTTGAGTAGAATTAATGTCTCAAGACTCTTCATCTATCTCAAGAAGACTGTTGGTGCTGCCGCAAGAGGTAAACTCTTCGAGTTGAATGATGCAACAACTAGATCATCTTTCGTCAATTCAGTCACACCCATTTTAAGAAATATCCAAGCACGAAGAGGTATTTTTGATTTCCGTGTTGTCTGTGACGAAACGAACAATACCGATGCACTTGTTGATGCAAACCAGTTCATTGCTGATATCTTCATCAAACCAACAAAGAGTGTCAATTTCATTAAACTGACATTTACAAACAAAAATACAGCAGATGATTTAAACTAATCATAAAAGCCGTATAAATACTTTAAAAGGAGAATAGAATGGCAGAAAATCATCCAAATGAAATCGCCACCTTTAAAAATGCATTTGACGGGGGAACTCGCCCTAACAGGTTTGTGATTAGTGGTACAATCGGACAGCCGGTAGGAAATGCTGTAGAATCATTACTCGTCAAGGCGGGGCAAGTTCCTGCACAGACTCTTGGTATCTTACAGATTCCATTCAGAGGAAGAGTTGCAAAGGTTCCGGGAGACCGTGCATACGCAGAGTGGACTTTCACTATGGTGGATACCACTGGTGTGGAAGATGGTAGAAACTTTCGTAGAGAATTTGAAAGTTGGCACGAATCATTTAACAAGCATAGAGAAAATGTTGTAGATGCACAGGGTATTTTGAATGGAACCAATCCAGACTTTTATACTCAATGGACTGTACAGCAACTCGATATGTCTGGTAAGGTGATTCCCGATAGAACAATCTCTCTAATTAACTGTTGGCCTGTGGAAGTAGGAGCAATTGATTTATCATACGACGCTGCTGATACTATTACTGAGTATACAGTAACACTCGCATATGATTATCTTGAACTAAAATCATCCATAGGTAACTGAAGAGTATTCTGAATGGCCGGATTTGATCCTAATCAGATAGGTAATTTCAAACAAAAGTTTGACGGGGGGACTCGTCCAAACAGATTTGTAATTAGCGGTGGTACTCCTGATGGGGATATCGATAGTCTCTTGATAAAGGCTGGTAGTATGCCTTCTCAAAGTATAGGTATTATTCAAATGCCTTTTAGGGGAAGAGTTGCTAAACTGCCGGGAGATCGTGTGTATGCTGATTGGACATTTACAGTGGTTGATACTGTAACTCCAGATCATCGAAAAATGTTAAGAAACTGGCACACAGCATTCAATTCTCATAAAGAAAATACTATGGATAAAAAGGTTGTATCAGAAATGCAACAAGGGACAACACCGGACGGGTTTTTCCGAGAATGGACAGTTACTCAATTAGATATGACAGGAAAAGAAATTCCCAATAGAACAATTTCACTAATAAACTGTTGGCCTATTGAAATTGGAGCAATAGAATTGAGTTATGATACAGCAGATACTTTAACAGAATACAGTGTTACTCTTGCATATGATTACATTAAACTTAAAAAGACTAGTGGAAGCAGTTAATGGCACAGCAACACAATAATCAAATATCAACATTTAAGAGTGCATTCGACGGGGGAACTCGGCCGAATCGATTTGAAATTACTGGAGAGATTGGTGCAGGAATGACGGAAAATCAATCGACTCAACCAGAAGATATGGAAAAGATTTTTGTCAAAGCAGGTTCTGTACCATCACAGACATTAGGTGTAATTCCAATTCCATACAGAGGAAGAGTTGTGAAATTTCCCGGA